AACGTCTATTCACCAAACGACAAAGCACCTGACTTTGTAAAGGGTTCAATCGTTGTGGACATCAAGAAGTTCAGCGAATGGGTGGCCTCAAACGCCAACTTTATCACAAAGGACAACAACGGCAATGATGTACTAAGGTTGCAATTGAAGGAAAGCAAGCAGGGTAAATTGTATGCAAGTGTTGATACTTACCAGCCCGATGGTGTTAAGGTAATAGCGCAAGCGGCAAGGGGAAAGGCTGCAACGCAATACGACCCTAATGAAGATTCTGACCTCCCATTTTGATAGTCAAGGTCAAACCATTATCAGTCAACCAATGCTTTCAAGGCAAGCGATTTAAAACCAAAGCATATCAGCAATACGAAAAAGAGGTACTGTTAAATCTTAAGCCGATGAACGTTGAAGGGGGCAAATTAAGCCTCTTTCTTCGTTTTGGGCTATCCTCAAAGAACGCTGACATTGACAACCCTGTGAAACCTTTTGTTGACTGCCTACAGAAGCGGTACGGGTTCAACGACCGTCAAATTTACAAGCTGGTAGTTGAGAAAGTTGACGTTGCAAAGGGCGAAGAGTTCATCGAATTTGAACTTAAACCGTTGATTTCATAAAAAAATTTTGCCCAAATGTTTTGAGTTATCAAAAGTGTTTATACATTTGATTCATCAAAACAAACAAACACTAAAACAACAAAGTCATGAAAATTACAGCAACAAAAAACAACGACAACTTCACAATGGTAACTTTCACTTGGAACGAAGATTTAACCGAATGTAATCACGTTGCATTAGGCGTTAACGATGAAGATTTTGATAGTCTTATTCAGAACAAAGTTCACCTAGGATGCGACCTTGAAGGATGGACGGTTACAATTAAGTAAACAAACAACGGGGCGAGGCATCCTACACCTCATAACTAAATCAATAACAGATGACAAAACTGCAAATCAATTACCCCAAGCTGGACGAGGTTATCGAAGAGGCCAATCGTAAAGGGTTGACCGCTTACAGAATCCACAAGCTTACAGGGTTATCAACACAAACAACATACGGTTATTTTTCAGGCGAACGCGTTTCGCTTGAAACAACTGACCGAATCATTGAAGCAATTAACAACTATCCTGAACCAAAAGAAGAAGAAAAAAATGAAAGCACTAACTGAAATTCAGAACGAATTAAAAGCACCGAAAAACCAATACAATTCATTCGGTAAATACAAATACCGAAGCTGTGAGGACATCTTAGAAGCTGTAAAGCCATTACTGAAAAAGCACAATTGCACGTTGGTAATTACTGATAAGGTAAAAGAGGTTGGTTCGATAGCGTATATTGAAGCGAAAGCGACAATACTAAACGATGAAGATGAGATACACGTAAAGGCACAAGCTGGCATTGACCCGAACCGCAAAGGGATGGACATAGCACAGTCATTCGGTAGTTCATCTTCTTACGCCCGTAAGTACGCTCTAAATGGTCTATTCCTTATTGATGACACAAAGGATGCAGACGCGACAAATGAACACGGTAAGGGGGCTAATTCAAAGCAAATAACACCGATTGTAAAATACGATGTACAGGAAGGTGACAAAGTATTCCTTGCAATACTCAAAGCGGTTGCAGAAGGCAAAGGAACGATTGAACAGGCGAAAGCTAAGTATTCAATTAGCTCCGAAGTTGAGCAAAATCTAAAGGAAAAGATTCAAGCATTAAAAGAAGTTTTGTGATTATAGATACGGCTATGAAGCGTTGCCGACTTAAATACGATTTAAATATCAACCGAAAATAAAATGAATAAAGAAAACAAAACTTAGTAAAATGACGGAACTAGAAATCAAGATATGGGAGATGGTGCATAAATGGTGTGATGGACAATACCATGAAATACCAGACCAAAACAGACGCTATCTAATGGACGAAATCAAAGCATTGGTTTTATCTAATGTTGTAGGGCGAAGCGAACAGTTAAGCGATTCTTTACAAGACCAAATTAAGAAAGGAGAACTTGACCCATATTCACCACATGCTAAATGGATTAAACCTTTTTGACCCATGAGCAAAGACCTATATGAACACCTCCGCGAGACTGAGATAATCGCGCAATTGACCGAAGAACAGTATCTACAGATACCTTCGGCACTTCGCGAAGAAATGACCATCAAACGCATTGACATGCCTAACTTTCGGCCATTGTACGAACAGGATTCTGAATGGAAAAAGAGACACGAAGCGGTTAAAAAGGCTTTGCAACATAGGTCGGAACGAGAAAATGAGATACGTGCAAACTTTAAAACAGAGAAATAATGGTGGTTATAAATGGAAATAAAAACAAAGAGAAACTACAATGACAGAATTAGAATTACAATCGGTTGAAATGCTTGTAAGCGAGTACAGGAAAAAGTTGATTGAGGACATTGAGCGAAGAAAACGAATCAGCTTAACAAGTAACTCCGCAGACAAATACGAATACTATCGAACGTGCATTGCCGATTACTTCGGCATGTCTAAAGAGAAAGCGTTCAACATTAATTCAAGAGAGGAGGCTGTAATGTTATGCAGACACATCTTAGCTTGGATTTGCAAGGTTGGCGAAACATCACTACCATACAACTTTCAGGCTTTGGCATATATGATTGGGTATAAGTCTCACTCAAGCGTTGTTCATTCGATAAACGAAATACAGGCGAGGCTTATGTTTACTCATAGCGACAGGGTTATCATAAAGAACATACTCGATGTGATGGGTTATGAATTAGCTAAAGAAGGGGACAGTTACACGAACAAGTTGAAAGCATGACACGTTACCAGCAACGAAGATGGGATAGGCGGAATACATTACGTTTTAAGAAATACGCTTTTCCCTTGTGGTTTACGATGAATCTCATTACATTGGGCATGATTTACGCGATGACATTATAACAACAAAACAACAGAGAAAATGATTTACAACGACCACTTTCAAAACTTCAAGCGTTACAACTTACATAAGGCACAACTAATCATAGCTGATGTTCCTTACAACTTAGGAAATAACGCATACGCTTCTAACCCTGCATGGTATGAAGGCGGAGACAATAAAAACGGAGAAAGCGAATTAGCTGGAAAGGAGTTCTTTGACACAGACAAAAATTTTAAGCCTGCTGAGTTCATGCACTTTTGCAGTCAGATGCTGAAAAAAGAACCAAAGGAAAAAGGGCAAGCACCTTGCATGGTTTTATTTTGCGCATTTGACCAGCAAATGTACTTTATAGAATTGGCAAAGCGATACGGTCTTAACAACTATATTAACCTTGTTTTCCGTAAGAACTTTTCAGCGCAAGTTTTAAAAGCAAACATGAAGGTTGTTGGAAACTGTGAATATGGTTTGATTTTTTACAGGGAAAAATTGCCAAAGTTTAACAACAAAGGAAAGATGGTTTTTAACTGTATGGATTGGGAACGTGACGACATTTCAAGTCCTTTGATTAGAAAGATACACCCTACGCAAAAGCCCGTTAAATTACTTGAGCGGTTAATAGAACTGTTCACTGATGAGGGGGAAGTAGTGATAGACCCTTGCGCTGGCTCAGGAAGCACCCTCATAGCGTGTGCAAACAAGAAAAGAAAGGGTTATGGCTTTGAGATAAAGAAAGACTTTTACAGGCAGGCTAAGGAGTGGGAGAATGAAGTTATTCAATCGCATAAAGACATTGAAGAGTTTGGGTTTTCAAAAACGTTGATTGAAAAAAATTCTCTCACACTCTTTTAACAAAATAATCGAAACAAGCAAATAATTTCTTATATTTGTTACGCACTACTGCCAATAGTGTATCTAAATAACAGGTAATGAATAACAAACATTCTATCGGAAGGAAGTAATCAGTTGAGAGGCTTGCCTTGTTGGCCTTTCCTGATTCTACGTGTGGCAACGTAGCCTTCCGAATCTTTGTACAAATGGACAATTTACAATGGTTCAAATTCAGCCCTGCCGATTGGATGATGGGGCGAATACAACGACAACCAGCGCAAGTTCAAGTTGATTTTCTACGTGTGTGCTGTCAGTATTGGAAAAACGAAGGCAACTACTCCATTGAAAATGCCAAACTTGAGGCAATGGATAGCTATGATGTGCTTGTTAAATACAAGATAATCAAGGAAAACAATGACAATATAGTGATTGACTTTCTTGATGAACAGCTTGACGGTATTGAAGAGAAAAGAAAGCAAGCAAGCGAGGCTGGCAAGCGTTCAGCAGAAGCAAGGAAACGTAGAACGGAATTGAACGACCGTTCAACGACCGTTAAACAAACGTTAAACGAACCTTCAACGAAATCCAACAGAGTAGAGAAGAGTAGAGTAGAGAAGAGTAGAGAAGAACAAGATAAAGACATACCGTCCTTTGATGTTTTTTTGGAGTATGCTGTAAGCAAAGAACCGAACATTGACCACAGCGATGTCAAACGCAAGTACAATCTTTGGGTTGAGAATGATTGGCGTGACGGTTACGATAAACCGATAAACCGATGGAAGGCGAAACTGATTAACACTTTGCCGCATCTGAAAAAAGTTAAACCTTTGGAGGCGTTGACATATGCAGAGGCTAAGAAACTGCCTGACAAAGAGGAGCGAATAGGGTACTGCAAGTTAAAAGGCATACCTGAAACTGATTACAGATACGGAAACATTGTTCACCAAAACGAAGTAGCATTTTGAAAAAGTTCATTGATTGGGAAACCATTGAAGTAAAGGGCAACAGAACGGGGTCAAAGAAAACGACCTGTCCAGCCTGTTCACACGAAAGGCGCAACAAAACAGACCCGTGTCTATCCGTTGACTTTGAAAAAGGTTTAGCGCATTGCTTTCATTGCGGTGCTGTATCGGTACGCAAAGAAGAAAGAAGCCAGCCTACATACACACCACCACCACAGGATTGGCAGAACTTCACGAACCTATCTGATAAGATGGTGAAATGGTGCGCTGAACGTGGAATACCGCAAAGGACGTTAATAGACTTTCGGATAACAGAAGAAAGCCAATGGTTGCCGCAAACTGGCAAAGAAGAAAACTGCATTGTGTTCAACTACTTCGAGGGTGACCAAGTGGTGAACAAGAAATACCGTGACGGACGTAAGAACTTTAGCCAATCTAAGGATGGAAAACGCATACTTTACAATGTCAACAACATCATTGGCGAAAAGGAAGTCTACATCGTTGAGGGGGAGTTCGATGTGCTGGCATTACATTCTCAGGGTATCACAAATTGTGTCAGCCTTGTCAACGGTGCTAATGACCATGATGACCAATGGATAAATTCAGAGAAGTATTTAAAGGACGTTGAACATTTTATCATAGCGGTTGATAACGACCCGAAGGGAATCGAAGTACGCGAGAAGATTGCACACCGTTTAGGTAAGTGGAAATGCAGCTTTATTGAATGGACTGAAAAGGATGCGAACGGTTCATTGCAGAACGGAACGCTTGACGAAGATTTAAAAAAAGCGGTTCGTTTTCCTGTTAGCGGTACGCATTCTGTTAAGGACTTAGAAGCTGGAATCTTCGACCTACACCGCAACGGGTTGCCGAAAACAATCAAGCCAAAACACCGAAGTTTTGACGGTATAAATAGCATATTTTCGGTCATGCTTGGTCACTTGGTTACAATTACGGGAATACCTTCACACGGTAAATCGAACTTCACGGAATGGTATGTACTTAATCTTGTACATGATTATGATTTGAAGGCGTCCTTTTTCAGTCCTGAGCATACACCGATGTCACTACACCAAACTACATTCATTCAGAAAGCGATAGGTCGGAACTTTTGGAAGGAAACAGACGGGTTGCCACGTATAACGGAAACGGACATTACACGGTACACGGATTGGGCGAATGAGAAACTATACATTACTTCGCCCGAACGTGGCGAGGTTGCAACATGGGATTGGTTGTTGGACAAATTCAAGGAACAGCTTTACAGCTACGGGGTAAACATATTTGTGATTGACGCTTTCAATAAGGTTCAAATGCCAAGCGGCAACAGGTTGGAAATGATAAACGACACGTTGACCAAGTTGACCAGCTTTGCACAGACGAACGATGTTCTGATTTTCCTTGTAGCGCATCCTACCAAGATGAAGAAAAAGGAGGGAACTGATGAATACATGATGCCGACACTTTACGATGTTTCGGGTAGTGCCGATTTCAGAAACCAAACGCATGATGGGTTCACGATCCACAGACACTACGGAAATGACCCTTACACGGAGTTCAGCAATATGAAAACCAAGTATCAGTTTCAGGGGAGCATAGGACAATCTGCAATCCTTGAATACGATTTACCCACGGGTAGGTATTACGAACGAGGACAAACACCACCGCGCTTTGATATGACAATACCGATGGAAGAACAGACATTGACAGCAATGCAACCAAACCAAAACTTTGACAATTATGAAACAGACGAGGAGGAGATTTCGCCCTTTTAAAATGCTTGAGATTGTGGACGAGTTGCACGATTTAGCGATTAAAGAACCGACCGAAGAGAACATTGCGTTGTATGAGAAAATCAACTATTTGTTTTTCGTGTACCTAAAAAGTTTTGATAATTCAAAATAGGTTTGTATGTTTGACGGACATTAACATTAACGACATGGAAAAGACAGTAACAAAAGAAGAAGTTGAACGGGTGCTTGATAAGTACTTGGTAGCGTTTGACGAGCCTGAGAAAATCTTAAACGAATTGTTTCCGCCTGAGTTTAAGGTTGGGGATTGGGTTGTCGGTTGGGGACATGACCACTCTATTTATGACCGACACAAAGTAGCTTGGCGTATTGGACAGGTAAATGGCGATAAAGTACATCCATCCAATAATCTATCAGGAGAAACACAAATTGAAAACATCCGCCACGCCACGCCTGAAGAGATTGCTGCTTCTGAATGGGAAGAGGGTAAGCCGTATAAGGTTCGTATTGGTGGTGATTGGATGGTTAGAATTTCGGCAGATAAAGTTGGAAGATTTTACAATAACGGATATTTTGAAGGATGCATATTTAAAAACGACAAATACGAAAAGCTATGAACTACAAACTGAAACACCTTAGCAAGTATTGCTGCAAGCCAGCGAACGAGTTAGAATTTGAAGCTTTGAAAATGGCGACTGAAATTGGAGGTCTAAAAGTTGATAAATACTTCAGCTTTCATGAGATTGGGAAATTTCCATTTGTGTCAATGGCAGATGACGAGGTTGGAATGTATAATCATGAGGATGAAGAAACAGAAATACCCGTCTTAGACTTCTGCAACAAGCTACGAATGACCGAAAAAGAAGCTGAGAAGTTGGAAGATGATAGGGTTGTTATTCTAATTTCTGGAAAAGCAAAGTTTGATTTCGTGGATGAGTATAAAACTATGAAAATTAAAGAAGGTTACATTGCAAAGACGAACGAAGACGGAACAGAGGTTACACTTCATAAGAGAGAATCATGCTAACAGGTAAGAATAAAGAACAGTTTGAGCATTACTTATCGGGAGTTTTTAAACCGAATCATTCATCATGGAGTAGGTTGTCAGACTTCTATGCTTTACCCCTATCAATGCAATTCGGAGTGGTGCAAGACTATGCTGATTCGATTGGGTATGACGTGTGTACTTTTTTTGATGAAACCTATGACGAGAATGATAATTCACAGTTTGAATGTTTTTGGTCAGCTTCAAAGAACGGCATGATAGGAAAAGATGGATATTGTAAAACCCGCGATGAAGCCCGTAAAGCAGCGATAAAAGCGTTTGATGAGATTGTGAATAGTGCAACATAACGCACTTTGAAAATCGCGATACGCAAAAAGTGAAACACAAAAAGTGAAACACCGCAAATTGAAAACGAACTTTTTTAATAGCTAAACAGACACAATGAAAGAGACATTACAGGTAGGTTACATTGCAGAAGAGTTTGAACGGATAGAAGGACGTAAAACGGCTGTTGATGCCAATCCTAAGAAGTTGGAACGGTTCTACTATCCAAAGAATCAGGGAGGCGGTTACAAGCACCATATATTCCATGAATCTTTCATATCTTTCGCGTTCTACATTCCCAATAAGTACGACACTATCGTGTTCAATTATAGCCCTACGATGTACGAATTGAGTTTGGCGAATAGTATACTGAATAAAGGGGGTGAGATTGTTTATTGACAACGGTCAAGTAAAAAAAAACGAAATATTAACACTAAAATTTAATTGAAATGACAAACGTAGAAAAACTTACGCGGTTAGGAATAATAGGCGATGTACGCAAAAGACTTGGTGCAGACGATGAAGATGATACAAGTGTGGATGAAAGTATTAACGAAATGGACAATACCGAACTTGTAGAACAATGGGCTGGTTGGCACTTAGGAGATGAAAGTTGGTGGACTACAATGAAGGCCTATTATGACAGATTAGAACGACTAAGCAAGTGATTGTATTTGTGTTGTCATCCAGCTAAACAATGTTCAATAGCGTTTAGGTACGGTTGTATACTGGTTCTTAGATTACTATTTTTCTATGTTTCTTGCGCGATGGCTAAAATTATTCTCATTGAAAATCAAGCACTTACGATAAAATATATGAAATAACTGATAATTTATTTGGTTTGCATATTAGTTATTACATATATTTGTAGTGTTCAAAAGAGAAACACTAACCAAAACAACAGAAATCATGAGCAAGAAGGTAAACATCAACGAAGCAAATCAAGAGCAGATTGAAAGAGCAGTATCTATTTCTCAACGTCTTGACCTTCCATTTGAAAAAGTACTTGAAATCGAAATGAAAAAAGACCTTAAACGAGGATGGAAACCAATGACCAATTCAGACATTAAAAAGATGAATCAAAGAGAAATGGTTGAAAGAAATGAGCTTCCAAAAGGATACAATCTTGCAGAGGTTCTTCTTACAAATGCAAAAAGAAATCTTCCATCATCAATGAGATAGGCCATGAACCGATACAGCAATAAGATAGAGATAAACGGGCAAGAGTTTACCCATAGCATTGATGCCAACAGCTATAAGGAAGCAGTTGAAATCAACCGAGAAAGAAAAAAAGAAGCCGCAAGAAAGGGGCGCAGGATATATGGGCGACTTACACTTGAATGTGATAATGTTTGCGCAGGTGTCCGAATAGTGTGAAACATGAGCAAATCAGTCAAGCAAATCAAAAAAGAGCTGGGCATTGGCAATAGAGATATTGCCGATGCTTTCGGTTACAAGAACGAACTCAGCTACAACTCCAGCGGAAAAGGGAAAGACCGATTAGAGAAAGGTTTGGAGTGGTTCTATTTGCTTATCAAAAGCCAAACGATATAGGGTGGAGAAGATTACCCTCGACCAAAACTTCACAATCAACTCTTGCCAAGACAGAATGGTGCAGCAAGGGATAGCCTCGTTAATTCGGGGCTTTTTTGTATCTTTGTATTATGCCAAAGTATAAAGGTTTCGACATAACTAGAAGTTCACGCAAGGGTAAGAAGTATAAAGCCTGTAAAAACGGCAAATGCGTACACTTTGGAGCTTCAGGTTATACGATTAGACCTAACACACCAAGAGGTGACAGTTATTGCGCTAGAAGCGCTGGAATTAAGTCAGAACCTAATTCTGCTAATTCATTCGCTCGTGCTTTGTGGTCATGCAGAGGTTCTAAATCTGTAAATAGTAAACCTTTCTTTGGTAAGATTAAATTGCCTTAAACTATTTTCTTAGTTTTGTAACTAAAGTTTTAGTTGATGAAAGAATTTCCTATTGCTTCGGTGAAATCAAACCCGAACAATCCAAGAGTTATCAGAGATGAAAAATTCAAGAAGCTGGTCAACTCCCTTAAAGAATTTCCTGAGATGTCTAAGGTAAGACCGATTGTGGTCAACAAAGACATGATTGTGTTGGGCGGTAATATGCGGCTAAAGGCAATGAAAGAAGCTGGATGGAAAGAGGTGCCAGTTGAGATAGTTGATTGGTCAGAAGAGAAACAACGAGAGTTCATCATCAAAGACAACGTAGGATTCGGGGAATGGGATTGGGATGAGTTGGCGAATACTTGGGATGCTGAAGAACTCAAAGACTGGGGCTTGGATGTTTGGCAACCCGAAGAGGATGTAGACTACTCAATACTCGATGAAGAGGATGTTGACGACCAGCTTCAAGATATGGCAGATGGCGTTAAGAAAGCTATTCAAATTGAGTTTGAGCCTGACCACTATGACGAGGCTTACGAGCTTGTTAAGTTTTGGCGCGACCAAGACGCCTACGTTGGTAAGATGATTCTTGACTTCTTGAAATCTGAAAAGAACAAGCTATGATTGAAACCAGCTCCGATATTGTTTACGTCGTAAAATCTCATCAAAGAGTTGATAGGTTCTATGACAAAACATATAAAGAAGTCATTTTAAAATATGGGTTTCCACTTGAACGTGTTTATGTTTTTGTAAGTACCGACAAAGACTTAGAACTATATAGGAAAAAATATAAACTTGTAAACATAATAAAAGCACCTATGGGTGTAGCGGCTGTTGATAATTATATTACACAATACTTTGACGAGGGGCAAAAAATAATATATATGAACGATGATGTAAGTGGAGTACAGGAGCTTCATCATGGCAAGTTACAGCCAATAGAAAAATCACGGTTTACAAATATCATAACAGCTATGTTTAGCAAAATGAAAGCCAACCGAATTACTTATGGCGGCTTTTATCCGGTACCGAATCCTATGTTCATGCCAGCCAAAAAAATGACTTACAACTTATGCCTCATAATGGATCCCTTGAGCTTAGTAATTAATAACAAGAAAATCAGAATAACAATATCAGATAAATCGGATTTTGAAAAAAGCATACAACATTTTGTGAGTCAAGGTGCATTGTTGAGATATAATCGTATTGCATTAAAAGTGGAATACTACGGTAAAATTGGAGGATTTCAAGGTAGGAACGCCAAAACAGAAGCGGAAACAGCGTTATTGATGCAAAAGAAATACCCTGAATACATTGCTGGCATCAATACCAAAAAGGGAGGCAAAACGTCATTAAGACTTAAACCCATAAAAGAAAAATACACAGTCGTATGAAACGCATAGACCTCAATCAGATACAACACGCTGTAAAGATTGGCGACCAATGCCCAGCGTTTGAGCCTAACGTAACAGAGGACTGCATATTCTACGCTGATGGTGAGCCGATTGGTTTCTTTATTCGACAGATGCCTGAGAAGATGTGCAAGTTGGCAGACCTTGCGGATAAGGAATTGAGAAGTAAGAATGTTCCAAAGCAAGGCGCACAAAGAATAACTGAACAAAAAAAGGCATTTGACGAAAAAAGAGAAACAAATTACGACATTAAACAATACTCAACTATAATTGGTAGTGTACCTAAAAATGAAGTATTTAAAAGACATTATTTTTCAAGGAGCAGCGTTCACCAAGTCAAGTCAGCGCAAACCTTTATAAAGGCGATGCTATTACTTGCAAAAGAAAGCGAGAAGCTAATAGCTGAGATAATGCCCGACCAATACCAAAGGCAAAAAGAACTGTTTAATCAGGTGTCTGACGAATGGAAGTTCGGCAGCTTGTTCACTTCATCAATCAGCAACTACAACATCAGCGCACCGTTTCACAGAGACACGGGAAACATCAAGAACACGGTTAACGTCATAATCACCAAACGCAGAAATAGCAAAGGCGGAAACCTTCACGTGCCTGACTACAACGCGACCATTGACCAATGCGATAACTCTATTTTAGTTTACCCAGCTTGGAGGAACGTACACGGGGTAACACCGATAGAACCTACGTTTGAAGGTGGTTACAGAAACAGTTTGGTGTTTTATCCGTTAAAGGCTTTTGTAAATAATAAACAACACGATGCAACAGCGTAAAAAGGCAATGATTGACGCGCTTGAAAAAGCGTTGGGGGTGGTTACGGTAGCCTGTAAGCAAGTTGGAATTGACAGGACTACGCATTATCGGTGGTTGAAAGAAGATGAAGAGTACAAAGAAGCCGTTGAAGAGATTTCAGACGTTGCCTTAGACTTTGCCGAAAGCCAATTACACAGGCAAATCAAAGACGGTAACGTAGCTGCAACCATTTTCTTTTTAAAGACACAAGGAAAGCGAAGGGGTTACGTTGAGAAGCAACAGTTAGAACATTCAACAGACGAACCGTTTATATTGAAACTAAATGGAACTAAGCCCGAAACAGACGAAAGCGTTTGAAACAGCTACATCGGGTAAATATGATATAGTTCTTTTTGGTGGAGCAATCAGGGGCGGTAAAACATATTGGCTACTAACCACGTTCTGTTACTTAGCTTCAACATATCCTAAGTCACGCTGGGTCATTGTACGTGAATCACTTCCAACGCTTAAGAGAACAACCTTAGTATCATTTGCGGCGTTACTTTCCGAAGGCTTAGACAGATACGTTCAGGACTTCAATAGAGACACGTACACGGTAACGTTTCGCAATCAGTCGCAGATTATCTTCATGGCCGAATCCTTTGACGCGGACAAAGAATTGAACCGTTTCAGAGGTCTTGAAATCAACGGTGCAGGTGCAGAGGAAATCAACGAACTGCAAGAGGCTACCTTTTACAAACTTATTGAGCGTTCGGGAACATGGCTAAAGGCTGGAGACGTTCCTGCTGTTATCCTTGCGACCTGTAACCCAACACACAATTGGGTAAAAGCAAAGTTCTATGATAGATGGGTAGACGGTTCGTTGCCTGAAAGATGGGCGTACATTCAAGCCAAGATAACCGATAACCCGTTCATTCCTGAAAGCTATCTGCAAAGCCTCAAAGCTAATATGATGCCAACTGATTACCAAAGGTTCGTAGAAGGCGATTGGGAGGCCATAGAGGTAAAGAATCAGTTTGCGTACAACTTCAAAGACCACCATATCAAACCGTGCTATCATTTACCAGAACGTGAATTGATTATTTC